CGACCGCGTGTTTTAGCTAGCGTCAGCCTTCAAAGTAGGTAAAGTTGTATTACAATGATGTTATATTTACATACGGTCTCCAGCGGTTAAGCTGTGTTAACCACGCTTAACGACCATTGTTGATAACGTTTTCAGAATTAGCGGCAATTAAGGGATGCTCAAAAGCAGCAGTTACCCATGCGTGTAAATCACGTATTGCAGCAGCAGTTGTAGAAGAAAATGGCAAACGCTACGTTGATAGAGACATGGCGCTAGAATTATGGAATCGTAATACATTAAGAACATATAGCGCAAAGGTAAGCGCACCAGACGACGTAAAGCTTAGGGACGATCAAATCCCTGAGCTTAACATAAGCAGGGAGCGTCGCGAGCATTACCAAGCAGAATTAGCAAAACTACAGGTTTCACAGCAACGTAAGGAGTTGTTACCAGCGGAAGATATTAAGAAGCAAGCATTTCAGCTTGGCCGTACTATCCGCGAGGCATTAGCTAATTTGGCTGATAGGCTTAGCCACCAGTTAGCTGGTGAGACTGACCCAACAGTGATCCATAAGTTATTGAGTGATGAACACCGTGCAGCACTGATGGAGCTAAGTGATGACGATCTATAGAACAGCGTTCATGAATGGGTTGCGGCCCGATCCAGTGTTAACGGTAAGCGAATGGGCTGATGCTCACAGAAGGCTTAGCAGCAAGGCAAGCGCGGAACCTGGGCCATGGCGCACTAATAGGACGCCATATTTAAAGGAGCCGATGGATTGCCTTAGCACTAATAGCGGCATCCAACGTGTGGTGATGATGTTTGCTGCGCAGACGGGCAAGACTGAAAGTGGCAGCAACTGGTTGGGTTATGTGATCGCGCATTCGCCGGGTCCGATGCTGCTGGTGCAACCTACGGTAGAGATGGCAAAGAGGTTATCAAAGCAGAGGCTGGAGTCGCTTATTAGCGAGACACCATGTTTAAACGATAAGATTGCACCATCAAGAAGTAGAGATAGCGGTAATACGATGCTGGCAAAGGAGTTTCCAGGCGGAATGATGTTGCTGACTGGTGCCAATAGCGCAACGGGGTTGCGGTCTACACCATGTCGTTATATTTTTATGGATGAGGTTGATGCGTTCCCTGCTGATGTAGATGGCGAGGGTGATCCTGTTAGCTTGGCGGAAAAACGTGCTACTACATTTGCTAGGCGTAAGATTTTACTTACTAGCACACCAACGGTAAAAGATTTTAGCCGTATTGAGGCTGAGTATTTACGTAGTGACCAGCGGCGTTTTTATGTTCCATGCCCTAAGTGTGGCGTAAAGGAATGGCTAAAGTGGGCACAACTTAAATGGGAAAATAATGATCCTAATACTGCGCAATACGAATGCGAGCATTGCGGTGAAAGATTTAGTGATATACATAAACCAATGATGTTACGCGAAGGTGAATGGCGAGCTACGGCACCATTTGATGGTAAGACGGCTGGTTTTCAATTATCGGGTTTGTACTCACCATTAGGGTGGCTTAGTTGGGCTGATATGGTTGACGATTTTTTACGTGCAAAGTCTGATGCACCAATGCTTAAGAGCTTTGTTAATACTAGATTGGCTGAGACATGGGAAGAAGATTATGCAAGCAAGGTAGATGCTGCTGGGTTAATAGATAAGTGTGAACATTATGAACCTGGCATTATACCAGCAGATGCATGGGCATTGACTGTAGGCGTTGACGTACAAGGTGGTGGCGGCAGTATTGGCGACCGCTTAGCTATTAGCGTATGGGCGTGGGGCCGCGAGGAGGAAGGATGGTTGGTGCATCACCAAGAGATATTTGGTGATCCATGCCGTGCTGATGTATGGAAGCAACTAGATGAGTTGTTGTTACGTGAATGGCCACATGCTAATGGTGGTGGGTTTAGGCCAGATGCAGTTTGTGTTGATAGTGGCGGCCATGCAACGGCTGAGGTTTATCAATATGCAAGAGAACGCGGCAGGCAAAATGTAATTGCGATTAAAGGCCAAAGCCAACGCGGTAAGGCACCAATTGGCAAGGCCGCTAAGGTAGATATTAATAGCAAGGGCCAACAATTAAAGCGTGGCGCATTGGTATATCCAGTTGGCGGTGATACCATAAAAACAACATTATTTGCGCGATTAAAACATAATGAGGCATTGCATTTTCATATGGGCACACCAGCGGAATATTTTGAGCAGTTAACAGCAGAAAAGCAGGCGTTGAAGTATGTAAAAGGGTTCCCGGTACGTGAATGGGTAAAGAAGCCCGGTGCGCGTAATGAAGCGTTGGACTGCTTGGTATATGCGTATGCCGGTTTGAACTGGTTGTATCAGCGATATGACAGGCGAACAATATGGGATCAATTAGAGCGGCGACTAGAAAGCAAGCCAAAAGCCAAGGCGGTGCTAAAATCAAGCAAACCCTTTGTTAGTAACTGGTGAACATTCCAGCACAGGTTAGGGCAGGAGACACGATTAAATGGCGTGATGATGCGGCGGCGGACGGGTTTGGCAATGCAATTACTAGTGGTACATGGACGTTGACATATTATTTGCGTGCGAATGTAGCGGCTGAGGCTGCAACAGTTGTAGGTACAGCGTTTGGTTCTGGTTGGGAATTTACGATTGCTACTGGCACGAGTGCTGGTTTTGATGCTGGGCAATGGTACTGGCAGGCGATTGCGACTTATAGCACCGAAAAGCTGACGTTAGGCGCTGGGCAATTGCAGGTGCAGGCTGCGTTGAGTTACACCAGCACACCTGGTGCATTTGATGGGCGCAGCCAAGCGCAGATTGATCTAGATGCAGTAAAGGCTGCGATCAGGGCGATTGTGTCTGGCGGTGTGGTGCAGGAATATCGGATCGGCACACGTAATTTAAAGAAATATGATTTGGTTGATTTAATACAACTTGAAAGTAAGCTAAAGGCTGAGGTCAAGCGCGAGCAAGCGGCGCAATTGATGGCTAATGGATTGGGCAATCCCCACAATTTATTCGTGAGGTTCTAATGGGATTACGCACAGAGCTATTTAAGAAGTTTGGATTGCAACCGATAGGTAAGCCGCAGCAACGTGCATACCAAGGCGCAAGGATGAGCAGACTTACCGCAGATTGGGTTACCAGCGGCACCAGCGCTGATAGTGAGATTAAATCTAGCTTCAAGGCATTACGCAACCGCGCTAGGCAGTTGTGCCGCGACAATGATTATGCAAGGCAAGCGTTACGCGTAATACAAAACAACGTAATCGGCCACGGCATCAAGCATCAAGGCCAGGTGCGGATACAAAGCGGCGGCAAATTAGATGATGAGATTAATGGCCGCATCCATGATGCGTGGCAGCATTGGAGCAATAAAAAGCGCTGTGATGTTAGCGGCATTCTTGGATTCCATGACCTAGAACGCTTGGTATGCAGAAGCCTGGCAGAAAGTGGCGAAGTTTTCATCAGGATGATCCGCCAACCATTTGGTGATAGCAAGATCCCGTTTGCTTTGCAGTTACTGGAGTCTGATTATTTGGTTGATGATGAAGTGCCACAACCAGCAAAAGGCAATACGGTACGGATGGGTATTGAGGTTGATAGTTACTTAAGGCCGCAAGCATATCATTTCTATTCAAACCACCCAGGTGATACCTATGCCGGTAATACTCGCACTAATGGCCGCAAGCTACGCATACCGGCAGACGAGATAATACATTTGTTTTTGCCAGAGCGGCCAGGGCAGACAAGAGGCGTTACGTGGTTTGCATCTGCATTGATGCGTATGCACATGCTGCAAGGTTATGAGGAGGCTGAGGTAGTACGTGCCAGAGCTAGCAGCGCACTGATGGGCTTTATATCAAGCCCCGAAGGCGAGCTAATGGGTGATCAGGTTTATGAGAATGAACGAGTTAGTGAATTTACCCCAGGTGTATTTAAGTATTTGCAACCAGGTGAATCGATAAATGTACCAGACCTAAATGCACCTGATGGACAACTTGAACCATTTACCCGGTCGATGCTGCGTGCTGTAGCGGCTGGCATTGGCGTTAGTTTTGAGAGTATTAGCAAAAACTTTTCTGAGAGTAATTACAGCAGCAGCAGACTTAGCTTGCTGGAAGAACGCGATACTTATAAAGTATTGCAACGTTATTTTATAGAAAATTTCCACCAAACAGTATTTGATAAATGGCTTGATATGGCGGTATTAAGCGGTGAGCTAAACCTACCGGGCTACGAAACAAATCCTGAACGCTATGCCGCCAGTAAGTGGGTGCCACGTTGCTGGGAGTGGGTTGACCCGCAAAAAGAAGTTAATGCGTATAAGGCTGCAGTTAGATGCGGCTTCAAGACTTTGGGCCAGGTGATTGCAGAACAAGGCGGTGATTTGGATGAGGTGTTAAGAGGTCGCCAAGCTGAGCTGGCGATGGTGGATGAGATGGGGATTGTGCTTGATACTGACCCAAGCGAAGTGAACGGCGGCGGCGCTGCGCAATCAGCCATGCAATTATTTGAGGACACCCAAGCGCCTGCAGGCGATGATGGTGAGGAATCAGATGGCGAATATTAACGGGCGCGGTATGATCAACGAGATACCAGATAAAGCAATTATGGAATCTGATCGCGCAAAGCCAAACGGACTAAATGATGGCGATTTTGTGCAGTGGGATTCAAGCGGCGGCACTGCAAAAGGCAAGATCGAAAGCATTAAACGTGAAGGCAGCATCAATGTGCCTGGTAGTGAATTTACTATTAATGCAACTGCTGAAGACCCAGCGGCA